GTTCATGGTAGTCAGCGTGTATTGTGGTGTTTCCGTGGGGTCAAAAGAACCCAGGTTCAGTTGTAAAATACGGATCATCCTGTTATAAATATCAGGAGAAACATCTGCGAAGGCTCTTGGAAGCTGTGTTTCAAGCAGTCTAGCCATCAGCGTCTGCCATTCATTTTAATGTCCATGCGTGTTGCGCCGACTCGAAACCCAAGCCCGGAACGAATGGCTGAAGTGTTGTCGTCATCGGACTCAAACCGCAAAACCATCTGGCGTCCCCGTGCTCTTGTGTTTATTTTGGTGGTTGAAGATGTTATCGATGTCGTGGAAGAAGTGCTTAAACTTTCTGCCGGCCAGTTGCGTTTCTTCAGCACCACATTCATGGCGGCATCGGAGTTTGATCCGGTGAATTTTATGTCCGGGATAATCCGATTGACAAAGCTGAACTGTTCCCCTTCCTCAATATCGAGACTACTCGATTCTATATAAACATTGTCCATGGGCGAACCATCTGCGTCGTAACCCGTTTCTTGTTTGTAAAGGTAGTTGTTGGTGTCGGTCCCTGTAGCTCTCGGATACTCTTCAATCCCCTCATCAAGCCAAGCATGTCGTTCTAGTTGGCCGATTGACCAGGTGTTGTCAACGTAGTTGTAAATGACATATCTGTCTATCTCGGTTGAACTGCTTGATGGATAAAACCAACCCACCTCATCAAAGGCTTTGTTTAAAAAACCGAATACTTTATAGGCCTGTGTAAGATTGATGTCGTTGAAAACATAATAATGCACCGAAGAAGGAACTGCATCAACCGACCCACCATAAGAATAAAATCCTTTAAGATCCATCCAGAACACACCTTCAGGTGTATTGACCGCAGCATTGGGACCAATAAGCCCAACCCCTTCATTTATAAGGTTGTTTGCAAAAGTATATGGCGATCCCACAAACGCCATGGAATAAAGCGCTGTGTCTGTCCACACCAAAGTTTCCTGACGCGCTCTTAGCGAACCAACAATCAAGGATCCTGAAGACAACCTGAAAGATCCGGCTGTATTGGTGAGTTTGGGCTCCCATTCAGGTGCGTTTTCCTGGTCGCACCAGCAGATAAACATGGGATCAATTGATCCCGTCCTGGCGGTTCCCCCATCATTCAAGGGATCTGCGCCAAAGCAAATGATATGACGGTCAATGTCGCTGACCAGAATCTGAAGTGCCTTGGTTGGCGGAAGATTGGCGCCACTCAAATCGGAAAACGAAACAGCCCTGTCTGTACCCAATGTCTTTGCGCTTGTGTCCCAATAGTAAATGCCACCAGCTCTTGGATTCATTACTTCGTCTTCACCAAAATTATCATGTGTCCATATACGCAGTTGATTAGTGTCTGAAATTGTGCTTGTAGACCCCCATCCCCCATCACCCCATGGGTTAGCTCCCCATCCAGAGGATGGAACATATACATCCAAGCCTACATTGATCTGATAAGCACCAACCACACTAGAACCACCATTGCCGCTGTCACTGCTATTTGCAGTAACTGTGTCTCCATCCGTGTCCTTGGCTTCAACTGTATAGCTATTGGCACTGACTATAGTGGCTATCTGATATTCCTGGTTTAATACATCGGCTGTAATCAGGCCGCCTAAACTTGCTGCCCCACTGAAAGTAACGAAGTCGTTTTGCACCGATCCATTGGAAGCATCGGTTACAGTAAGGGTTGCGTCGCCATCGGTCGCAGAAAACGTAACGTCGCCCGCAGATGTGGTGGATCGAATCGGAGTCACATCATTAAAAGCGTTTCCGGATTCTATGTAATATTTATAGGTTGTTCCCAGTCCCAAAAGTTTGGTGGCCGCCAAATCAACCCAGCCATGTAACGCCCTACCTATGCCTAAGTAAGTGTTTGAGGTAAGTTTCTCCCAACCGCCTATTTTCTCCGGCAAGCCTTTGCGAAAGCGTATTAGGTTGGCATCATACCAACCGCCTTCGTTGCTGTAATCGGTTCCTTCCCGGTTGATTCCTGGTCTGAGAATGTATTTTGCTAATGGCATTTATTTGGCGTCCTCTTCTTCTTCATCCATTTCCTTGTAATAACCGACAATATGTAGTATCTGTTCCAAATAACGGGTAACTTCGCCCATGGTCATGGATAAATTCTCATAGCCCTGGGAAGTCAGTCCATAGTACGCGATTCGTGGTTCTTCTCCTGCTTCCAAACTATCAAGATACTGTTGCATTATATCAGGAGAAAGTATCCGCCATTCTAAAGACGCTGACTCAATTGCCTCTGGCAATGGTGGATGGTAAATGGGCGCGGTTCTGGTAATAGTTACAACTTCCACGGGTTTTGTTTCAGGGACCATGGCTTTCTCTTTTCTATCCCCAAACAAGGAAAAAGAGGTACAGCCGTTAATTGACAGTAACAGCAGCAGTATCAGTAAGTTCTTCATCAAATTGATCCGGATTGGTTATCAAGTTTAAATTTTCCAACACTCTGGCAGTAGCTTTATTGATCTTACCCTCCAATAATGCAGGCTTGGCTAATGCCATTCCTTCTAAATTATGCTTGGCGAACTTATTTCTCAAATTTGTTACCTGGGCCTGTGATTCGCTATAGCGTGTATTCAGGGTTTGGATTTGTTGCTGGGTTTTCTTGGCATTCTCCAGAACCTTAACAATCTCTTCATTCTGTTGTTTGACCGTATTCTCAAGCACCTGTTGATTGTTGAGTGCTATTTGCAACGCTAGTTCCAATTTTTCTATCTCGGCTACCACAATCATGCGATAACCCACAAAAGCAGAAATCGTCAGCAACAGCATTACCCCTAAGAAAATTGCGAGCTTCATTTAATCCCGCGTCTTTTCAGTCTTCTTTCCTGTGCCTGTTTTAGATTGTCTTTCCTAACATTGACAGTGGTATAAGCCTCATTGACATCAGGGGTGGATTTATCGTCACCAACATACTTGCCGTCTTTATCTCTGGTGCGTACTCTTTTTTCTTCAAGACCAAGAAAGGTCGCCTTGAACCATTTACTCAAACCTATAGCCATACTAATCTCCTTGCATATTAATTATATTTGGTTACTTTTCTACGATTTCCCATTACTTTTCCACAACCAATGGCAATTTTCTTTTTATGTGGTTTTTGTTTTTTCCTTTTCTTTTTCTTCACTGCCATTTATTTCTTGTTCTTTTTAGCCATGTTGGAGTTTCCTGCATAAAGTCCGAAACAAGCTGCGAAACTACCAACAATAATACTGATTAATCCAGACTGCTCAAAGGTTGGGTCTGGTAAACCCATAAACCACATGGTTGCGTAATAAAGCAAAAAGATATAAACGCACAGAAAAATTCTGGGGAATATCCGCCAACTGTCTACTGCCTCGGCTACAAAGATAAACTTTTGATATGGGTTGGCTTTGGTTACATCCTCCAAATCCCTGATCTTGTCTTTAAGTTCTGCTGTTTCCTGCAACAATGCCATGAATTTATTGAGATCAATCTCAACTTCATTCCTGTCCATGTCGCCACCGAATCTTCCGCTTGGGTAATTTTCATCGCTCATAATCGCCTCACTGTGCTAATGGGTTATCACTTTTATTTTTAAGGGATTGAACATCTGCATAGATCGCATCAACGCTGGCTTTAATCCCAGCAATGCTTGCATTTGTATTTGCAATGCTTTCCTGCAAAGGCTCAATTTCTGGAATATCAATGTTCTCAACATCCGATTCTAGCTTTCCAACCGTTACCTGAATACCAGAAACATTGTCCTGTGCTTCTTTAATCCACAGGAGCAGACTCTCATCTATTGTTTTGTTGATAAAGCCTACAGATGTTTCTATCCCTGCAAAACGCTCTTCAATGGCTTGCTGTGCATCTTCTGTTTCTACAAGAGTACCTATCTTTTTCTCTAGGTTCTCTATTCTATTGACGTAGGTTGCGCCTGTGTAGCCAAAGCCTGCCAATGTTCCTACAATGGAAGCCAAAGCTATTATTTGTCCTATCTTTCCTTTAAACCAGTCCATTCTAGCTCCCTATAGTTTTGGTTGCATATTAATTAAATTGTTCATGCCACTCAGACTATCTGCATACATTCCATAAAATGCTTGTACATTATCCGATATGGATACATTACCATAAATCGTTTTTGGTTCATACCAAGCGGAGGCTTGTGGCAACTGTACTTGACTGTAGGCATTGAATCCTGGCACATAGCCCATGTAGGCAATCAGCGTAGTTGAGTCGGCATATTTCCCAGTCTGTTGCTGTTCTGTTTCCTGATCTTCCTGCTGTTCTTTTATGTTTTGGGCAATGATTTTATCTGCAACCTGATCCGCTTCACTGGCTGTCATCACCCCTGAAATGGCCGTATCTATCTCACCTTGCATATTTTGCACCTGCACTTCTGCCATGACTACTTGTGGTGAACCATCAAAGGTCTGCATGGGCACAATACTGACTGATACAGACGCTGTGCTGGAAGAGCCAGATACTGTGTCGGAACTTCCCGTATCTGCTACGGTAGCTTCTGTTTCCCCAGATACTGTTCCTACTTCTACCGAAGTTCCAGTTTCTGCAACCGAACCAGAATCAAATGAAGTCATCTCAGTTGACATTGATCCTCCGGTTGATGCCATTGAACTCATGTCCAAAAGGGTCTGTGTCTGTGCTGTAGCGGAAGTAAATTGGGCTGAAATGCTGGGAGAACTGGATATACTCATACCGCCTCCCGAAGCTGAACTGGCTACCGCAGTAGCAGTAGGGC